GAGATCCTGTGTTTCTGAAGATCGGCTGCTATTCGAAGGAGTGACCAATGGCCGAGGAAGATTACAGCACCAACCAAACCGCCGCGCCTCCTTCGATCGAGCAGCTGATTGAACGTTGGTGGGCCGACCATTTCCCGGGCTCGGCGGTCGCCCGCGATACGCAGGCCTGGAATATCGCCCACGCCGCCAAAGAGAGGCTGAAGCGGCTCTTGAAGGGGAGTAAATGACATGCAATTAAGCTTCGGCTCCGGCGCGATATGGGGTGAACGCACCGATGTAATCGGATCGGGCATCGGCCCACGACAATTCGGCGTGCTGCAGGACATACAGATCGATTTCGACTGGAGCGATAAAGAGCTCTACGGCCAGCTCCAGTTCCCCGTGGCCATAGCCCGTGGACAGGGTAAGATAACGGGGAAAGCCAAATTCGCGCAGATCCTCGGCTTGTTGTATTCGGACATTTTTTTCGGCGTGACGCCGGCTACGGGGCAGTTTGCCGTCTCGCAGCTGGAGGCCGCCACGGTTCCGGCGACGACGCCCTACACCGTCATCCCTGCCAATGCGGCGAGCTACAATGATGATCTCGGCATCAGCTACGCTGGAAGCGGCAAGCGTTTCAACCGAGTGACCACGCCTTCGGCCGCCGGCCAATACTCGGTCAACTTCGCTACCGGTGCGTATATTTTCTCCTCCGCCGACGCTAGTGCCGCGATTTTGATCTCGTACACATACAACGTCGCGACAAGCGGCAACAGGCTGACCCTTGCGAACCAGCCGATGGGCATTACTCCTACCTTCAAAGCGACGTTTTACACTGCCTACAACGGTAGCGGCACCGCGCTCCGTTTGAACGCCTGCACGGCAAATAAATTGTCACTACCGACTAAGCTCGATACCTGGACGATTAGCGAGCTCGATTTCATGGCTTTTGCCGACGCTTCGGGCACCATCGGCTATCTCAGCACGGTGGAGTGATGATCCCCGGTGTAGCGGTCGCAATGGGCGGCCAAGATTGGATAGTTCCGCCACTTACCCTCGGCCAGCTCCGCCGGTTGATGCCCGAAGTAAGGCAACTGACCGAAATCGGCGCGTCGATGGGCGAAGCGCAAATCAACGTGCTGATCGATCTTGTCACCGCGGCGCTGCAGCGCAACTATCCCGAGGCGACGCCGGACAGAGTCGAAAATCTGCTCGATCTGGGGAATGCCAGTACCGTCCTGAATGCCGTCCTGACAGGCTCCGGCCTGAAGCCAGGCGGAGCCGCTATGGGGGAAGCATTTGCCCCCGGGACCAACCCGGGGGCAGCCAGCGCGAGCGCCAGCTCGGTTTCGGACATGATTTCGGAGATGGCGACCCTTGGCGAGAAATCTATGGCCTCCTCGCGACCGCCTGTGGATACAGCTACCCCATAATTGACGAGATGACGCTCTTCCAGATCGAAGAGCTGACATCTTACTGGGCACAGCACCCGCCGTTGCATTTGCTGATCGCGGCTTACCTTGGCGTAGTCAAAAATAAAACACGACGGCCGCCGGCGACGCCGACGCGACGAGGGCAGCGACCCGGTTCGGAAATCGATTCGATGGTAGCTCAGCTGAGCCCTGTATTCAGCGCCGGAGACGTCCATGCCGGGCTCTCGCCCGTAGTGCTCGATTTTGCCGAACTCCGCCTTCGAGCAGGATTTCCCGACTAGGCGTCCGCAAAAATCGGAGCAATGCCCAGCGGGCGGCAAAGGCAGTTTGTTAGGAAGAGGCTATAATGGCCGATCTTGAAACCAGCGTCGTTATCAGCGCCCAAATTGACGGCCTCCGATCCGGGATGGAGGCCGCGTCGAATTCTGTTCAAGCCGCTACCGACGCGATGCGCGCTCAACTTGCCGGGCTCGGAGACATTGCCCAGCAGGCGCAGTCGCAGCTTAACGCTGCTACCGGCCAAATCGGAACCGGCATCGGTGCGCTGCAGACCAAAGCTGCCGACCTCGCGGGGTCGACAGGCGCGGGCATGACGCCGAATGGCGGGCTCGGAGGTGCCTTCAGCGTTGTCCAGGTCAGTCCCGCGTCCGGCAACGATAACAATACGGCTGCTGATGAAAAGCTGTGGGGAGAAGAGCTCCTCGTCTACCAGAAGTTTCAGCGCGACAAGGAAAAGCTCGATCTTCAGGCAGCGCAGACCAGCCAAAGAACGTGGCAAACCTTGATGCAGCCGATCCAACGTGCCTTCGATACCTCGATCACCGGCATGATATTGGGTACGACGACACTGCAAAAAGCGGTGGCGAATATCGCGCAGTCGATCCTTGCCGAATTCGTCAACCTAGGGGTCAAGATGGCGACCAACTGGATTGCCAGTGAGCTAGCCATGACAACCGCTACCGAGGCCGGCGCTGCCGCTCGCACCGCGGCCGATGGCGAGGGAATGGCGGCCGGGCTCGCGATCAAGGCCGCAAATGCGGTCAAGAGCATCATGACTGATTCGGCGCAGGCGTTCTCGGGCATCTTTGCATTCCTGGCTCCGATTATGGGCCCGGCCGCAGCCGGGCCGGCTGCGGCCGGAGAGGCCACCGTCATGGCTGCCGCCAGCGGGATCGCCTCCGCAGCGGGCGGCTGGGTGGTCCCGTCCGATCAGCTCGCCATGGTGCACCAAAACGAGATGATCCTTCCGGCGAATATCAGCCAAAGCCTGCAGAACATGATCTCCGCCAATGGCGGAACGGGGGCTGGTGCGTTCGTGGTCAACGTTTCGGCGATCGACAGTCAAGATGTAAAGCGGTTTTTCCAGAGCAATGGAAGCCTTCTCGTCAACGCGGTTAACAAGGCAATGCGCAACGGTTCAATGCTGCGGACGGCCTGATGGCTCTGATTTTTCCCGCTTTGCCCGGGCTTGCCTGGAGCGTCACCAAAACCCCGACTTTTCAGACCCGCATCCAGCGCGCGGTATCCGGGCGCGAATTGCGGGCGCTCGACTATCCTTATCCGTTGTGGCAATTCGCGCTGGTCTACGACTTCCTGCGGGACAATCCTGCAGCGGGCTATGACGAGCTGAGGACCCTGCTCGGATTTTTTATGCTCTGCCAGGGAGGTTTCGGCACATTCCTGTTTCAGGACCCTAGCGACTGTCAAGTCGTCGGACAGCAGATCGGGATCGGGGATGCGAGCACGCCCGCCTTCCAGCTCCAACGTGCAATGGGTGCGACCCTGCCTGGCGGTGGCTTCTTGGAGCCGATTGTCGCGCCAAACGTCGTGCGCGCGATCTATTTCAACGGGATTACGCAGGATCCGGCGACCTACAGTGTGGACCCGACCAGCGGGCTGGTGACATTCGAAACAGCTCCCAGTAGCGAGCTGATCATCACGACTGATTTCAGTTATTACTTCCGCTGTCGATTCATTGATGACAAATACGATTTCGAGAACTTTATGTATCGACTTTGGCAGAAAAAAAATTGACGTTTATATCGGTGCGGTCATGAAAGCGGCCAGCCCCGCCCTGATCGCGCTCCTCTTCAGTGACAATCAGTTCATCATGGCGGACCTCTACACGATCACTCTCGTAGGCGGGTCGGTATTGCGCTATTCGGCGGCACCCACTGCGCTCTTCGCGAATGGCTACATCTTTGCGCTGGGCCCTAAATTCGAGCGCTCCAAAACCAAGATCGTAATCGGTACCCAGGTCGACGAACTCGAAGTCAGAATCTATACCGAGCCCACAGATCTGATCGGCGAGGTACCGTTTCTACAAGCGGTCTGGCAGGGACAGCTCGACGGCGCGCTCCTGCAGCTCGAACGGGCGTTCATGCCGACCTACGGCGACACGAGCCCGGGGACCGTGGTGCTCTTCGCCGGCCGCATTTCGGATATCGACTGTACCCGTACCGGCATCGACCTCAAATGCCGCTCACATCTGGAACTTCTAAACATCCAAATGCCGCGGCGACTCTGGCAGTCGTCCTGTACTCACACTTTCGGCGACGCGATGTGCCAGTTCGACCGGTCCAGCATGCAGGCGACATTTTCGGCCGGGCCCGCTTCAAGCGAAGCCCAAATCGCGACCTCCGTCAGTCCAACTCCGCCGAACCTGTATATACAAGGAACCGTAATTGGCGTGACGGGAGCCAATGCCGGAGTTAGCCGCACGGTCGCAAACATGGCTGGCGGCTGGGTTTATGTAAGGCTGGCATTTCTCTCGCCCATACTGGCGGGTGACCAATTCCAACTGCTCCCAGGTTGCGACCGCACACTTTCGTCCTGTACGAATCTCTTTAATAACGTGATTCACTTCGGCGGCTTTCCCTACATCCCGACGCCCGAGACTGCGGTATGAGCCAACGCCAGCGGGTAATCGCCGAGGCCGAAACGTGGCTGCGGACACCTTATCACCATATGGGCAGGATCAAAGGCAGCGGCACCGATTGCCTCATGCTGCTCGCCGAGGTCTATCAGGCAGCGGGCGTGATCCCGCACGTCGACGTGCCATTTTATCCTCCCGACTGGAACCTCCATCGCGACGCGGAGCGCTACCTCCAGGGATTGATGCGGTACGCCCGCGAGATTGGCGGACCACCGCAGAGCGGCGATGTGGCAGTCTTCAAGTTTGGTCGTTGCTTCGCGCACGGCGCGATCGTCGTTTCATGGCCGCGGTTGATGCATGCCTGGTGCGATGCGGGGGTCGTCTATGCCGATGGTGGCCAGCCGCCGCTAATCGATCGCCAAGTACGATTTTTTGACCCGTTTCCAGTAAGCGGGTTCTGACCGTCTGCCATGGGTGGGATCCTGAGCGGCGCATCGAATGCCAAGCAGCAAAAGGCGGTCGTCGCGCTACAGTTTCAAACATCGCAGCACGGCGGGGTGATTCCGCTTGTCTACGGAACTACCCGGGTATCGCCAAACCTGGTCGACTACGATGACTTCATGGCGACGCCTTCCGCGCGTCAGGGGGGCGCGGGGAAGGGCGGCGGTGGAGGAAAAGGAGGCGGGCAACAATACAAATATAGTGCCTCAGTAATTATGGGGCTGTGCCAAGGGCCGATTGCCGGCATTGGCACCGTGTGGTGGGACAAGAATGTCGGAACGCTGTCGTCGTTGCCGGCCGGGGTTTATCTCGGAAGCGACGGACAGGCAGCAGATCCATATTGGGAAACGCGGCATCCCGTTAAGGCTCTCGGCTATTCCGGAACCGCAACTGTAGTGGCTAATAATTTCGCGATGGGCAACACGGCCACCCTTCCGAATTTTTCCTTCGAAGTGGAAGGCTTGCTGTCGCTGAGCGGGACCAACGGGTTTGACGCAAATCCCGCTGCAATTGTCTCCGACTTTCTCACCAATCCCCGATACGGAGCCGGCTTCCCAGTCGCTAGTCTGGGTGACCTCACGCTCTATTCAGCGTATTGCCAGGCTCTTGGTCTCGTGTTGTCGCCGATGATGGACACGCAGCAAGAGGCGCAACAACATCTCGCCGATATCGTGAAGATCACCAACAGCGCCATTGTGTGGTCGGGTGGATTGTTGAAGATCATCCCTTATGGCGATCAGCCGGTCACCGGCAATGGTGCCGTCTATGCGCCAAATACGACCCCTCTTTACAGCCTCGGCGAGGATGATTTCATCGTCCAGGAATCGAGTGTCGGGACAAATTCCGGGGTAACCCCTGGCGGGCCGGGGCTGCGATCGGGATCAGGGCCGATCACCGGCGGTTTCAGCGATGATCCGATCCATATTACACGGTCGACCCCAGCCGACGCCTCCAATTCGATTCAACTTGAGTGTCTCGACCGATCGAATAATTACAACACTGCGATCGTCGAGACTTTCGATCAAGGAGCAATCGACCTTTACGGCATACGCCGCGACAGCTCGCTGAAGGCGCGGGCTATCGTCGATCCGCTTAACGTCGGCCCGATTGTGGCCCAGCTTCTGCTGCAGCGCGCATTGCTGTTCCGCAATAGTTATCAATTCAAGCTGGGCTGGCGATATTGCCTACTCGAGCCGATGGACCTCGTCCAGATCACCGATTCCCGGCTCGGCGCTTTGGCATTGACCGTGCGCATAACGGCGGTAGAAGAAGACGAGGAAGGTACGCTTTCGATCACGGCCGAGGATTTCTTCGGTGGGTATTCCACGGCGGTGGTTTATCCGAAGCAATCTGGCGCTGGCTACGTCCCGAATTGGAGTTCGCCTCCGGGTGATGTCAATCAACCGATCATTTTCGAGCCCCCGGCCGCACTGCTGACCGGAGGATTGGAAATCTGGGTTGCGCTTTCGGGCGGCGCGAATTGGGGTGGAGCCCAGGTCTGGATCTCCAGTGATAGCAGCTCCTATGCCCTCGCCGGGACTGTAAACTCATTGGCGGTGCAGGGGGTTTTGACGGCGGATCTGCCGCCGCATTCCTCACCCGATGCCAGCAGCACCCTCTCAGTGGATCTAACTGAAAGCCAGGGTCAGCTTGCCTCTGTTTCCACCACCGATGCCGCCAATCTCGTCACCCTTTGCTATGTCGGGGGTGAGCTTCTCGCCTACCAAACTGCGACGCTCACCGGGGCCAGTAAGTATGCTGTGACTACCCTTTATCGCGGTGCTTACGGCAGCACGATAACCGATCATCCGCCGGGAACCTTGTTCGCGAGGCTCGACGGATCCATTGGTCGGTTCTCTTATCCGAATACCCTCATCGGTCAAACTATCTATTTGAAATTCGCGTCTATGAATATTGTCGGCGGCGGATTGCAGAGCTTAAACTCACTTCCCGTATATACATACGCCGTCAAAGGATCCGGGCAGGTCTCCTCGACTATCGTGAGCGGCTCGTTCAGCGGTCGGCCAACGGCAAACCTCGTAC